CGCTGTTGTGCCATACCCTAGAAACACGGTGTTTGTGCCAGCGTTAATAATTCTGTACTGGTTGCCACCGAGCGTTGTGGACACAGCCTGCACAGCCGTTGGTGCGGTTGTCGCGGCAGTAAAAACCACCGTATTGCCAAGTTTTGTGAAGGCTTGTGTACCCATATCAATGCTCTTTCTTTTCCGGTTGCGGTAATTGAGATTCAGCCTGCTCTTTAATGTTTAACATCAAAGGATAAGCACCGCTAGATGTTGGAAGTTGCCCCAAAGTCTGAAGAATGGCGTTAATTTCCTCAACTTTTAGAGTAATTGTCACATCCATTAGAAACTCCAATCAGCATCGTTACCAGGGCTAGTTTCCGCAGCATAAGTAATTGCGGAAGCCTCGCGCTTTAACTGAGCAATCAACTGCTCATCCGTCGGATCATCTTCCATTTGCTGCAACTTCTTAAAGCCAGCTTTGTAACGGGCATACTGCTCTGCGGTAAGTTCTACGGTTAGTTTAAGCATTTCTATCTCCTTAAAATTAAGCTGTAACAGCTTCAATTACTGCAAACCCAATAACAATTGCTTCTCCCAAATTTCCTGCCGTTATGTTTCTAACGTTAATTGACGCAGAACCCGCACCAGCTTGAGCGTTAAGCAAGTAAGATCCAGCAGTGCCACCTGAAACATGGTTTAACACAAGCACATCTGTTGCTGCAATTGCGCTATTTGTTAAAGTAAATGTAACAGTTGTTCCGGCATTAAGCGTCGCGTTGTTCATGGTAATCTGACCGCAAACATTGTTTAACGTAACCGCAGTCGCTTTTCCTGAACCTGCACCCTGTGTGGCTGTACCACCAGCACCTGTGGCATAACCTATTCCTGACGTTGCGCCAGAAGAACGAATGTTTGTTGTCGCAAGAATTGCACCTGTAACATCTACCGCTACAGTAGGCGCAGTTAAACCACCAAATCGACTGTTACCATTAAAAGCATTATCCGCTGTACCACCAGCATAAAAATTCCACCGCCCTGTGCCACTAGCTATGTTGGAGTAAAAACCATAATTGTTGGTTGCGCCGGTGAGGTTATTTTGTGCCAAAAATCCATATTGATTTGTTACCGTAGAACCAGCGCCAATTGTTGCTTGCTCTGCGATATATCCAATAAGATCGGTCACCGTAAAAGATGCAGCCGCCGTAGATAGATTTGAACGATAGCCCATACCCGCTACGGTGACATCGCTCTGAACAGTTGCGGCAGAAACAATTCCGTAGGACGTTGTACTGCCAGTAATCGGCAAAGTTACTCGAAACGATTGGCCTGCAATTGTGCCGCTGCTACCAACTGAAACGCGACCAGCACTATCAATCCGCATCCGTTCAGTCGGACTGCTTGCACCGTCAGCGGTAGTAAAAAACACCAACCGTCCAGGCATATCGTTAGTGCCGGGAGTTCCGTCTACGTTTGATGATATTTGCGCTGTTCTTAAATACGCCGTACCATCGTATCCAGTAAATGAAATTGTTCCAGTTACGTCTGCATCTGAAACAATAGTTGGAGAAGATGCCGAAGCGCCTCGTGATTTCCCAAAAATAAAGTTTGGCCCATTTGCGCTAGTTACATTTGTTACAGACGCAATACCTTGCGTTAATGAACTAGCTTGAGCAATGGATTGAATTGTTGGCGTGACTGTACCAGCAGGGGCAGAAAAACTTAAAGTAGAAGTATTTCCTTGAATCGCAATGCCACTACTATCAATAACAAACGGCGTTGAGTCAGGATTCGCACTATCCTCCACCACCAGCGCGTTGCCAGCACCCGTCTGTGTGATGCGGAGGGCGTCACCAGCAGTGTTGACACTGATTACAGCGCTATTTGAAAGTGTTAAATTTGTTGCTGTAAGTGTTGTAACATTTGCCGTTGCTGCGTTTGATGCACCTAACGTCGTGCCGTTAATGCTGCCACCTGTCAACGCAACATTACCACTTATCAAATTAGTTACATTCGCTGTCGTAACATTAGCTGTTGTTGCCGACACATTCGTTATGGTCACGCTGCCACTACTGATCGTGACATTGGCTAACGTCATGTTGTTCAACGTCGTAACCGTGTTGCCCAACTGCACAGCCGTGTTGCCAATCGTAATCGGCGTATTAAAGTTGGCGTCTAACTGCGATAACGGTATAGACGTTGTTACATTCGCAAAACTATTAGGTACTGGCATTTAGAACCTCACTCTCAATTCATGTTCGTACTCAAAACCGTTGATGACCATTGCCGTTGAATTGGAAGTCACGGTCATACCCAAATACTTACCCCATTGCTGTGCGTCTGTTTTGTACAACACATACCCCGTACCACCTAGCCATTTGATGACCGCAGACGAATTGTTTGTCCAAGAAATCGGATTTCCAAAATTATTTAACCAAACAACATAATTGCCAAGTGTGTAAGGAGGGCTGGAGCCTGCCTCACTATCAATTGTGGTCAACAACTCACCTTCACCACTAATCGTTGCTTCAATACCAATCTTTAATGCCTGCTTTGTTCTGATCGGATCAGTCATCGGCATCAATGCAGTTTCAATAATACTTGGCACAACACTTGTCGTGTTTGAATACAAATACAAAAAGTCTGTACCTGTCGTGCCGTACATATTAATCTTGCCGCCTGTTTGAATAGACGTCACTAACTTGGTTTCTGGGTTCTGATTAGTAAAAAACCATTTCTTATCAAAAAACACCGCTTGGACATACCGAAAAGTGCCGTTGTCGTTGTACCGGATGTTGAACGCCGCGCACAAAATGTTATTCAACAGCACCTGGCCTGCCGTAATGATGGCAGTCGTAAAGTCAATGTCAGGGAATACACCGTCTAGCGGGTCTGAAATCTTAGATGTCGTCGAGCCAACCAGCGCGTACATCCCGTACTCATTCATAAATAATACTGAACGGAAATACGGGAACAGACCGTAAGGCAATCGCGTACCTACCGACGCACTGACGTTTGTGTTGGTAAAAATGGTTGTGCCAGTATTTGTCACTCTGACATCTGAGAAGACGTTAATGCTGTCCTCACCAAAAATGTACAAGAAGTTATTGGCTGACAACAGTTGCACGATATTACTGTGCAACGTTGAGTCGGTCAGAGTAAGTGCGCCAGCAGAAACGCTTGTAAAGTCGCTGTAGCTACCAGCAGCAGAATAACTAACCGTTCTTCCCTGACTAACCCAAGTTCTTCCCGAAAAAGTTTGGATGCCTGAGATGGGGTCGGTGAGGATGACTGCTTTGGCTGTCGCATTGCTGCCTCCCCCACCCGTAATGGTGACGGTGATGTTTGAGTTGTTGGTGTAGTTTGTGCCAGGATTGGTCATCACTACTCGCGTGACCTGCTCACCGGAAACAATTGCCGTACCTGCTGCGTTTGTACCGCCACCACCTGAAATTGTGACTACCGTGTTAGCTGCGTTGGTGTAGCCTGAACCACCGTTTGTAATCAGCACTGATACTGTGCCTTTTCTAAACGTAGACAAACTAGCAATCGCAGTAGCATTCGTACCACCACCACCAGAGATTGTGACCGTAGGCGGGGAGGTGTAACCTGATCCGGCTTCTGTTACCGTGATTGCAGTGACTACGTTAGCCAACACCGAGGCTTGCGCTTCTGCTTGCACCCCACCCGTTTGATTGGGTGCGCTGATTACAACCGCAGGCACGTTGGCGTAATTGCTACCGCCATTAGTAATAACTACTGATCCAACCGATCCAATAGCCACAAGATTAGTGCCATCCCAAGAATAGACACCGTTGTTTGGATCGCCGATAAGTATGCGTTCGCTTTTCCACTGTGTGACGTTAATACCGCCATCAGAAAACGTACCAGCAGTTGCGACATTTCCTTTACTGTAACCAATGACGTTGACATACTCAGCCCTTCCGTCCGCACAAAAACCTAGCGCAAGATCATCATTGTTGATGTTGCAAGATGCTAAAGTAGTTACTGTGTTGGCAAACGTGACGTTCGCAGCGGTGTACGTTGGAACAATCTTGAGGTTGGCGTAACCGATAGGCATGGCGTTTTCCAGCCAGGAAAACTCATCCTTATCAATAGCCGTGCGGTTAGCTTTGGTGTTAACACCTTTGAAGTTCTTGACTACTTCGTAGCTTTTCTTTTGCTCTGTCGCAGCCATAGTTAGAACGGAGTGCTATAGGGGTCAGGCATTCGCCTTGTGAACGTGGTGTTGAGTACAGAGCGAACCTTGCTGATGTATTGCTGGTAGAAAATTTCAGATTCGCCATAAGACTGTTCTTTAAACTTCGCCGTATACGATGCGTAGTACGCAACAGGTGTTGTATACGGATCAATAATGGTATCGACCTCTGCGCCGTTGACTAAGGGCAAAGGCAAAATGGTCGTGTCTACCTCAATGGTGTAGACCTGATCAGGTACTGGCGAAATGTAAATCTGGTTTTGACCAAATACCGAAAACGCTACTGGACGCCCGATATAGTTCTGCCAATACCGCAACTGTGCGTTGAACTGTGTCCAAGACATATAGGACAGCGGGTAGCGGCTGTTTCCCCAAACCACATTAATGTTCAGAATGTCTAGCGTCTGACCAGCTTCCGGCAAACTGC